CTGCGAGGTTGATGCGGCGTTCTTCTTTTTCCGAACGATAATGGCCGTCCGGCCCCATTGTCTGATTAGCCAACTGGCATCTCCGGCTGTGCGGGCATTGCTTCGCCCTCTCCGCCCTGCATGGCCTGGGCCTGCTGGGCCATTCCCTGAAGTGCTTGCATCATCTGGGCCATCTCGGGCTTCGAGCGCACCAGACGGCCGGGGACTTGCAGCTTTTCACCCCAATAGGCCGACATATCCTCGCCCTTGATAAAAACATTGGCGAGCTGCGGGCCGAAGCGAGCATTGACCAGCTCGACCAAGCGATCCGAGTTCTGGATGTCGATCTGGGCCTGCGCCTGTGCAAGCGGTGACTTGGCGCGGATGCGGATCTGCTTGCCGTTGACGGTCGGCAGCGTGATAAGGCCGCGCTTCTTCATGATGAAGACCACGCGTTCGAGGTAACGCTGGCAGAACTCCGACCAGACGCGGCCAAAGGCGGCACCGATCTGGCGCGACAGGTCGGCCATGCGCTCGGCCACTTCGGTGGCGCTCATCGGCGTCTTGTTCGGGTTGCCGAGCATGTCATTGTAGAGCGCGCGCTTGATGTTGCCGCGCATGTCATTGAGGATCAGGTCGCCCACGCTGAAATTGCCAGCGGCCTGAACGGGCTCAAGGCCACGCGATCCCGGCGCGCGGGGAATGATGGTGCCGGGCAGAAGCTCAATGGTGTTCGGGTTCACCACGCCGTCATCGTCGGCATTGTAGATGCCGGCGATCGACATCTGGGCGTTCTCGAGGATCATCTGAACGACGAGATTGCAGGTCTTGATGGCGGGCAGGGCATTGAGCGTGGGGCCACGGCCCCATGTTTCGCCAGCGGCCTTTGACCAGCGGAAAGCGACAATCGGGCAGGAGCCGATGCCCTGATATGTCTCATGATGGATCATCATCTTTTCCTCGAGCCAGATCACGCAGCGGTGATGGCGCTCGGTGGCGGGTTCCGACCAGTCGCGGGTCGTGGACTCGAGGATTTTGATGGACTTGCCCGACTCCATCAGGGTCTTGAACTTGTCGGCGGAGATTTTGTGCTGCGGATAGCGCACGCCGATCTCGACCGCGGTGTACTCGCGCAGCCGGAAGAACTTGTCGATCATGTCATAGGGGCCGTTGCCGACCCACAGGCTGTTGAGCGAGATGGCATTGTTCACGACCGGGTTCAGCGCGTCTCCCTCGATGACCTCAAGGGCTCCGAGCGACACGGACAGATCGAGATATGCCTCATAGCTCTCCTGAGAGAAGTTGGACTGGTGGATGACATCGAACACGGCACCCGTGACGGCATCGAGCTCCTTGTTGACATCGGCCTTGTCGTCATCGGGGATGTCGCTGCCCGCCTCGAGCTCGGCCCAGCGCGAATGGTTGGGCGTCATCGCCGCCTGGAACCGGGATGCGAACTCCTGCACGGCCACAAGAGCCGTCTCATCGAACACATCGTCGATGTCGCGGTCATTGTTGGACGAGAAGAAGCTGCCGCGCCCCGGCATGGTCAGGCGGAACGCCTGATCGAAACGCGGCTCCCGAAGCAGACGCTCCGCCTTGGCGCTGTCGAACTGCTTCAGAACGGTTTCAATGTCAGGCGTTTTCATGGTGCATCAGCCTCAGAAGAAGTTGCGGCCAAAGCCGCCAACGCTCGAGATCAGGGAGCGAATGCCAGTGCCAGCCGCAGAACGCTTGCTGGTTTCGTACTGGTTGGCCTTGAGCTCGGAGGCGCGCTGCTGCGCGGCGCGGGCCTGAGCTTCCTGTGCGGCCTTGATGGCAGGATCGGGCTTCGGTGGTTTGGGGATGCACATTGTCAGTATCCTTTCGGCTTGATCATGGACTTGGGCTTGCCCTTGGTGATCCGGGCTTGCTTGGGTTTCTTCTTCGGGAAGGGCATGGGCTTCTTCATCACTTGTCCTTTGCCTTGTTGCGGGCCGAAATCGCCTTGGCCTTGGCCTTGGCATCGGCTTTGGAGGACGCGCCCCACGCGATGAGGCTCTTGAGGAGCCGTGTCGGCCGTCCCTTGGAATCCTTTTCCGGCCCCGGCATGTTGCCCATGCGGGCGAGGAAGGAAGCGCGGCGCGGGTTGTCGCCAGACTTCACAGGAGCCTTGAGCGTGCCGCCCTTGTAGGAGGCACGGCCCTTGTCATTGAGGCCGCCGTTCGGGTTTTGTCCTTCCTTGCGCGTCCACGCTGGTGACTTTGCCATGATCGCCCCTCAGTTGCCGGAATCCGCCATCTATAAGGTCACGGCATGGGTGCAGAAACGCACAAAACTCACCACCCCTTGAGGAAGCCGCGCTTCTGTTCCTTGGGCTTGCGGTTGAAGACATCCCAGTTGCGGGGCTTCGTCACTGCATTGGTGCCTTGGGACGGCCGCAGGAGTGCGCGGCCTTCGCCGCCGCCCAGCATCATGTACTGAAGCGCGTCATGGACGTGGGAGAAGCGGTTCTTGTTCGGGGTTTCCTCGTACCGCTCGCCCGTCACCTGCATCCGGCGATAATGATAGCCGCCCTCGAAGCCCTTGATGAGGTTGGTGCAGCGCGGATCAATCAGGAGGCCCGGTGTCTTGTCGATGAGGCGGGTCAAGGGGCTCTGTACGGATTCGATGCGAAGCGCGATGTCGTTCGTCTCGGTCGGGCGTGCCTGGATGCCAGCATGGCGCAGCACCTTGAAAGGCGTGTCCTCGTCGGTCTGGGCGCGGATGTCGCCAGCCGGATCGCCCCACACCGAATAGGTGGCGGGCTGGTACATCATCATCTCGCGCCGCAAAATCTCCGAGAAGCGGACGATCCCCATGTCCTGAGCCACGATTTCCTTGAGGATCAGCCAGCGGCCACGGACATTCTGGCCGAACACGGCAGCGGGCGTCAGACCAAAGTCGATGCCCATGTGGATCGGGATGCCCTGAACGGCCTGAAGCGCGTCAGCAGCGACATGGAGCATCCGGTCGAAGTGCGGATAGATGGGCTTTCCGTCCGTGATCGAGCCATACTTGTTGCAGACATAGACGTTGACCCAGTTCGTGGTCTTGCCGCCGATCATGTTCTGGTAATAGGAGGGCTTGATGCCCTTCTGGTTCTCCCGCTTGGGGTTCATCTCGTACCCGGCGATGCCGCCATCCTTGTCCTTGACAGGCTTCATGGCTCCGGGCTGGGTGTAGAACTCCCAGTTGGCGGGCTTTACCATCTGGCGGGCCTCTTGCTCCGTCAGCCAGTCAGGAAGCGGCACATCTCCGGCCATGATCGGCCACCAGTGGTCTTCGTCGGGAGCGTTGGTGTCGAGGATGACCCCAGACCATGTGGGGCCACCGTCCCGCTCGGAAGGGAAACGGCCCACGCGCATGGTCATGGCGTCGATAATGGCCTTGGGAAGCTCGCGCGCTTCGTTCGCCCAAGCCCCGGTGAGCTCCAGAGACAGCAGTTTCTTTACATCTTCCGGCTTGTCGAGGGCAATGAAGATGACCTCGATGTCCAGCTCGCCCCTGCGAATGCGGTGGGTGAAGGGCGGCTGCCAGTTGAACTTGCCGAAGGTGTGCTCAGGAAACCAGTCGAGCCAGGTCTTGATGGTCGTGGTTCGGAGCTCTGGAGCCGTGTTGCGGATTACGGCCCAGCGTGTCTTGCGGATTCCATCCGGTGCCTTCTTCTGCGCAAGCGAACGGCGGAATATCTCGGCGCAACAGGCGACCGACTTGCCGGAGCCGACAGGCCCACGAAGCGCACGGACGAAGGCTTCCGAGGCGAAAAATTTTCTCAAGACCTCGCCATCTGCCGTGTAGGAAAACTGAGCCACTCAGAACTTCCCCCAGTTCTGCTCAATGAGGTAGGCCGCAGTCGCCGGAGCAATGGCGTCGATCATCTTGTCCGCCTCGGCATCGGTCACAAACTCGAGGGGGTAATGCTTCATGTGGATTTTCTTGACCACAGCCCGGAGCCGAAGCCGATCCGGCCATGAAAGGGTCGAGGAGAACCCGCCCTGCTGCTCATGCTTGTCCGAAAGTATGAGATCAATTTCCTGCATCGCTGCACACCACTTCCATTTTGGGGTCTTTGCCTAGCTTCTCCCAGACATACCAACGAAGACCAGCTTGCTCTGACGCACCAAATATCCTGACCTCATTGCCATTCACCTCAAACCGAAGCCTACTCCAATCAGGCACACCCCAGATCGCTCCCGGCGCATGACGTATCCTGTAAGCCGAAGCACAGGCAGAACGAACCTGATCAATAGTCACTGGCATGGGTGCAACGAACCTTTCGTGGCTTTTTCTCAGATGGGTCGGGGGGTGACAGCACACTTGCCCCGTTTTCAACCCCCCCCCTCGGTCAGAGGTCGGTCACATCCGCATCAACGATGGTGCCAGATGCAGGGATACCGATGTCGAAGCTGACGTTCAGCGTGCCATCAACCCTGTGGTCGATACGCTCAGGCGGTTTGAAGCCAGCGCGATCCAAGAGATCACGCGATGCTTCAAGCCTGACGTAATCTGACTTCGCGGATCGGCTCAGCTTCGCCACTGTATCCAGTGCTGACACCGCATGGGTACCGATGGCGTTGAGCATCTGCTTCTGTATCTCACTGATAACGTTGGGGTTTCGCAGAAGGCGGGAACCTTCGTTGTCGGAGGCATAGCCTGCCGCTTGAGCGGCGGCCCCGACAACACCGCCTGATGCGATATATGCGCTGACGAACGCGAGTTGTTTGTCGGTCAGCTTCTGTGTCTGAACGTCTTGCTGCATCTCTGCATCTCCATGAGCTGAGGGGGGTATAAGGGGGGAGATTTGTGCAGCATGTCAAGGGCCAGACGCCGAGTTATCCCGTGTCTTGTGGGATAATCGTATGATGCCAGATGCACCGCATAAAGGCTGGTGCCTCATCCCCACCCCTTCGTGTCATGGCATCACAGCCTTCACTGCTGGCTGGTGCCTGACAGTCGGCAGCCGGAGCTGTTGCCATCGAGCAAGACATCGGCCTCGTGCCACCACATCGGTGGCGGACGCACGGTGTCGGCTCGGGCTGATCCGCAGCTGCCCGTCTCGCACAGCGGCGTTCTCGCTGCTGCTCTCGGCCACCTCAGCTCAGGCTGGAGGTGTGCGATCCGGTCGTTCCCGGCCGAACCAATCGAGCCTTGTTCAGCGTCTCGTCCAGCTCGTCGGCCATGCACCTTCACCAGCCTGTCAAACCTCCTGTCCTTGACCTTCGAGCTGGGCCGACCCCTTCAGTGCGTCGAGCAAGACCGTCAAGCGCCAGCAGATCGAGGATGCTGGGCTAGAACATAAGACGCTCCGCTTGTCCCCTACCTTACCAACCTGTTTGGCAGGGCATGACCAACCCTCTCATAACCCGGCGACTCGAACATCGGGCGGTTCGAGCTTCTCCGGTCATCGGTGGTCATTGCTTAACGGATCTCCCTGGTTCCTCACGCAAGGGACGCCCGTGCAGGTGATGGTCAGACGATGCCGGATCGTCGGAGCCCGTCAAGGGCGCACATTCTTTTGGTGGTGGGCAAGCAGATGCCCACCAAAACAATGTGCGTCGGCGTAGCCGATCTTCGACCCTTGTCTGGCTCCTCAGGCCGATCCGGCCCTGTCAGCCCATCGCACGGGACGATCCCGCGCGAGTAACCAAGGAGATCCTACAATGACCATCTCGACCAAGAAGCTCGAATCCGCCCTCGTTCTCGTCGCCGGGTTCTTCGACGAACCCGTGACCAATCAGGATGGAAAGATAGTGAACAAGCTGTCTTATGTTCAGTCCCGCATCCTCAACTCGATCTGCTACGGCGCTTGCCAGTCGCTCGAGCGCACGAAGGGATCGACCCATCCGAAGGCCAAGGATGAGGTTCGCCAGGCGATGAAGGCACATCGCGGCGACGAGCTGTCCGAGGTGACGCTGAACAAGAAGCTCGACTGGCTCGACCGTGTGAACGACCAGATCGCACACCTCGAAGCCTTCGCCGAGGTGGCGCTCAAGGTTTACGAGAACGCCACTGGCGAGAAGTTCATCTACGGATCACGCCCGGCCGCCACCGCCGGCGTCCGCAACACCGATGCGATGGCACGGGCCAATGCCGTGCTCGACGACAACGTGGCTCCGGCCACCGACTATCAGTCACCGGACGCCAGCAGCGAAGGCCGCGATGCGGCCTGACACTACGGGGTGGGGCTTCGGCTCCACCCTTTTTTTGTGCCTCGCATGGAGAGGCAATGACCCAACATGGAGACGACTGCAATGGACGGTTTCATGACCTTCGCGATCTACGTCTGGCTTTGCACAGCCGTGATCGCTTCGATCTACGCAATCATCGACCGGAGGAGCTGACATGGGATACGCTGGACAAACGCTAAGCTGGGACCCTCTTGAGTGGGAGCGCGAGCAGCTGATCATCGAGGCAGACATGCACTGCGAGGTGATGGATTTGAGCAGACAGATTGACGCGATTGAACGCCGAGAACTGCACAAGGCAGTGAATCTTTGGCGTTCATTCGTAAAACTGCAAGCGCAAGCAGAGGCTAGGCGCGCTCCGCAATGGACGCAGCGTGCCATCCTTAAGGCGCTTGATAAATGCGAAGCACAGATCAAGGCGCTCGGAGGTGAGCCGCCGATTGATCTGTGACTTAGTCGCAAACAGTTAACGCTGGACCGCGGTCGCTGTACTCAACGTAACAATCTGAACCAGACGAACGGTTCTTTTCTGTCATGCCCCTGTAAACAACAGACAAAATCAGGGCAATGAACAAGCCGACGACAATATGAATTGAGAAATCTTTCTTCATAGATTGCGGAGCAGCCGTGTAACCCGGCCATAAAGCTCGAGCTCTGTAGTGCGAACGGGCTTGTAATCCTGCTCGTTCACCCGCTCAGGAGAAGGCCGGAACAAAGCGAGCGGTGGTTGCCATTCAAACACTGTAGCCCGACCATTGTGGCGGGCCAGAACCAGCTGACCTGGGTTTAAGTCTTTGGCTTTGATTTGTTCGACGAGGATGCGGTCGCCGGAGAGAAGACCGCGACCGACCATGCCAGCATCCGGTACGTCAGTAACAAAAGCCGGCCCATTAACTGGGCCTTCAATAACTGCACGATCTTTGGAACCATTGTCTTCATCCATGATCCAGTTCCAGAAGTCATCATTTGAAAATCCTGACACTACAACTGCATGAACGCAGGGAATATTGCAAGAGTTAGCATCGCGAACATCTGCATATATGTTGAGCTTAGGCTGTGATCCAGCAGTACGCGCTAGCTTAGCAATGGTTGCACCGCTTGGCATAATCTCTGAGGTTGGGGTTAGAAATCTGGTGATATTGGTAGGCGAAGTCCCTGATTTCGTTGCCCATTCATTGGCAGTCCAGCCCTTTTGTTTCATAACTTCGCGCATCCAAACCTTGATGGCGCGTCGTGCAAAGTCATCAGTCATGAGGATGTCCCTTCACGATTGCGTTAATTGATGCGAAATTATTCAAGGCTTGTTATGTAGCACGCATGCAGGACTCTGACTAATTAAATCAGGGGATACCCAGTAAAGTCCTTGGCAATAGTGCTACAAAACTATTGCACCCATGCACAAATCATAATATTTCGGGCTTGTAATGCTGCACAAATGCAGGAGTAACAAGTGACTGAACTAAAAACCTACCCAGAACAACTGCAAGAGATGGCAACTGTCTCAAACATCGAGCTGAAAGATGCCTTTGTTCGTGCCGCCGTGCCGGACAGCACCTATTACCGCTCGATCAAGGGGGCTCGGCATCTCCAGCTAGACACAGCAGAGAAGATCGCCCGTGCAATTACCCAGCTCGCCGCCGAACAACAGCAATCGTAATCGGCTGATCAGCCGTGCCTTCTATGACCCGATCATCGACCAGCTGATCGAGGCAAGAAAGCAGCGTGGCATTACGCAGGTGGAGCTCGATGACATCATCGAGTGCGCCGAGAAACTCGTCAGCAAATGGGAGTGCCGGGAAAGATACCCGTCCTCCCATTACCTTGCGCTTTGGGCATCGGCTTTGGGCTTGCGCTTTAACCTTGAGGCAGATGAATGACACGGCCTGTTGTTCCGCAGCACCGCAAGAAGAAGCGGTATGTCCCTAAGCACAGGGTTGATGGCACGTTCAAGAAGCCAAGGCTCGGCAAGTACAATGCCAAGGGCAGGCACGTTGATGACCATTGGTTTGCTTCGTCTGCCGAAGCCGACCGCTATGAACAGCTCAAGCTCATGCTCGAGGCTGGCCGGATCAGCCGTCTTGAACTGCAGCCTACCTATCCGGTCAGTGTCGATGGCTCGCCAATCTGCACCTATCGAGGAGACTTCCGATACCTGAAGCACAGCACACCGGGAGGCGGGGTCACAGCCCTGATCCTCGAGGATGTGAAGGGCATGGTTACGGATGTCTATCGGATCAAGAAGAAACTGGTCGAAGCCAAGTTTAAAGTAAAGATCCATGAGCTGCCATCGCGCAAGGTTAAAACCTATGCCGGGATGACAGCGGACGAAATCACATAGAGCTTGCTCTCCAGCTGCGCACGCCCCGTCTCTTGCGAGGGGCGTGCTTACCCGGTGAGCAAGCGGTAAGGAAAACTCATGACAAGTATTGAAGAACTGCGGGAACAAGTGTCCCGCATAGAGGAAGCTATTGCCTTTATGAAGAAGGCATTGGTTGGTCTCGAGGCCAGCAGCCTCGGAGTTATCACAGCTGAAGCTAAGCCCAAGCGGGCGAAGCCAAGGCATACACTGTCTGCTGATTGGATGCCGCGCGACAGCGACATCGAATGGTGCAGCAAAACTTATCCCAATGTGAGGACGGGAGATGAAGCAGATAAGTTTCGAGACTACTGGATTGCGAGTGGAAAGCAGCAAGCAGATTGGCACGCTGCCTTCCGTAACTGGTGCAGGAAAGCTGCCGAGTTTTCCACGGCCCGAGTCACCCGCATGCCAGGACGACCCGCTGAGCGAGCTGCCGCCGTGCTTGAGGACAATCGTGCCAAGCGGGACCGCGCTCTTGATAAGCTGGCTTCGCTTCGGCAAAGAACCTCTTGATCCACGGTATCAAGCGCGTGCGCTACAAGCCTTGACCCGACTGGGCCAAGAACACGCAGAGTATCTGAGGCCAGCTGATCCAGAAGATATTATCAATGCCATCGAGAAGGTTGCGATGGTGTTCCAAGTCACAGTGCCAGAAGAAGATGGGTTGCTTATCTATGCAGCTGTCTTGTCTGAACTGCCAACCCCGCTCTTGAAGAAGGCGGTTGTCGAGGTGTGCAAGACGCACCGTTACAAGACATTGCCCTTGCCCGCTGAGTTCCTTGACGCTGTTAAGGACGAGGCTTGGCAGTGGGAATGGCTCAAGCAAAACCTGCCCAAGATGGTGGAGAAGGTAAAAAATTATTGACCATGCTGCATATATGCAGTACGGTATTGTTAACAGAAACAGGGAGGATGCATAAATGCATTGCGATAATAACTGGCAGCTCTATGGCGAAGTCATCTATCACGCACAGCTTGCCGTCCGATACGCCACCATCTGCCAAGTCAGACCCGATGGCACCGTCTACCAACAACTTCTAGATGAGCAAATGGAGCACGTTGCCAAGGCATACGGGGCGCTTTTGCACGCCCGCGATGCTGCATCCATGCAGCATAACTCGCACGAACAAGTCAGGGAGATTGCATAAATGTTACAATCACTGAACCACGACCGCACTTGGTTCATCGGAGGCAGCGATGCCAAACGCATCATGCAAGGCGACTGGCTTGCCTTGTATGAGGAGAAGGTTCGCATCCGCCAGCCGGAAGACCTGTCCAATATCTTTCGAGTGCAGCTTGGCAAGTGGACCGAAAGCTTTCACGCCGAGTGGCTGATCGAGCACCACAACATGGCGCTCATCGATCCGCCTGGGCCTGTATCCCATCCCGATCATGAGTTTCTTGTCGGCCAACTCGACAGGCTTTGGCCTGAGAAGGGGACGTTTGTTGAACTCAAGCATTCCAACGAACGGGCATCCCCGCGCGATGTGAGTGAGACTTACCTTCCGCAGCTCGCGCACTACTGCAACTGCATGGGAGTAGGGGTGGCTTACATCTCTACGATCCCCGGCAATGGTGATCCCTTTGTTACCAAGGTCGAACCACCACGCGATTACATGGACAAGCTCACCGAAATGGAAGTCGCCTTCTGGTGGCACGTTCAGAACAAGGTAGCACCCGAGATCATCCCAACCGCCACGCTCGAACGCACCAATGCCCTAGCCAAGGACACCTTGGTCGATGGCTTTCGGTACGTGGACATGACCGCCAACAACGAATGGGCTGTGCTGGCTGGCAACTTGACCGAAACCAAGCAAGCCCACGACCGCCATGTCCACTGCAAGGACGAGCTTAAGTCCCTCATCGAAGCCGATGTCGGAGAGGCATCCGGTCACGGCGTCACCATCAAACGCGACAAGCGCGGCGCCCTGCGCTTCACCATCAAGGAGTAACCAGCATGACAACGAACCTGATGTTGCACGCCCCCATTCACGGGCTGGTCATCGCCCAAGAACACCCTGAAAACTCAGGCTCCATCTCTCTGTCTGAGTTCAACAGCGACTTCCAAATCCAACTCTACTTGCCGCTCGACCAATGGCACGCGCTGCGCAATGCGCTACCTAAGCACAAAGGTTGGGCAATCTTTTCCGAACACGACAAGCGCTGGCTGACGGGATTGGAAGGCGAGCTCTTTGCCAAGGCCCACTATATCCGCATGACCACTTGTTCCACGCGCGACCTCGATGATGAGGAGGCAGCGTGATGGGCATGAAAGAAGTCTGGGAAGCCAACCAATATCCATACCGAGCAGGATGGAAAGACCCCGGCATCAGCCGGGAGAATGCCATGCGCATCGACAACAATGGCAGCGCAGCACAGCTGCGGGGCAGGCTGCGCGAGCTCTACGCATCTGGCTTTGAAGGCACCGCCGACGAAGCAGCCGTGCGCCTGGGCGAGAACATCCTCGCCATTCGCCCACGCTGCACAGAACTCATGAAGCACAATGTACTCGAGCGCACCACGGTGCGCCGCCGAAGCGCGGGCGGCGGCAGCGCAGCCGTGCTGCGTCTACGCACAATCTTTTAACCAATGGAGATACGACAATGACTGGGCTCAATCTTTATCAGCGCCTTAACAAAGTGCAGAAGTCCATTACCTATATCCAGAAAGAAAAGAAGGCGGGCATGCGTTACTCCATCGTCAGCCACGATGCAGTCACAGCCAAGGTGCGCGATCCTTTGGTCGAGGTAGGCGTCCTCTACTTCCCCAGCAATCTGCGCATGGAGCAGATCGGCAACCGCACGCAATGCACCATGCTTGTCAAGTTCGTCAACATCGACCAGCCCGAAGACTTCATCGAAGTCGCGACTGCCGGCTACGGCATTGACGATCAAGACAAGGGGCCGGGCAAGGCCATCTCTTATGCCGTTAAGTACGCTCTGTTGAAGGCACTGGGCATGGAGTCAGGTGACGATCCCGACCTCGATCAGAATGCTGAGTACGAAGATGTCGTGACCATCGCCATCAAAGAGTTCGAGAATGATGTTGCCCTTGCCACAAGCGAGGAAGAATTGCGCGGCGTTGCCAGCCACCACAAAGAAAGCATGGAGCACGCAATCGCTGCGCACCCAGCTAAGGTGCAAGCAGCCAAGCAAAGATGGCAAGCCAAGATGGCCGCCGTCAAGAAAGCCGTACAGCCTGCCTAATGGGACGGCCTGTTCGGTGCAAACCCTGCGGCGGGATCGGAGTCATCACCTCATCCCGCCGACTTCGAACTTGCAGAGCATGCAAGGGCGAATCCTATCAATGGCTCTTAGAGGAGTATGAGCAAAAATGTCAGTCAACAAAGCAATTATTATCGGTCGCCTTGGTAACGATCCCGACCTTAAAGACACCAGAAATGGGGGCCAGATCGCCAACCTCAGTGTCGCCACATCTGAGACTTGGAAGGATAAGTCGGGAGAAAAACAAGAGCGAACCGAATGGCATCGGGTTGTGATCTTCAACGAGAACTTAGCCAAGCTCGCAGGCCAGTACCTTGGCAAGGGAGATCAAGTCTATCTCGAAGGCAGCATCCGTACCCGCAAGTACGAGAAGGATGGGATTGAGAAGTACACCACCGAAGTAGTGCTTGGTCAGTTCGATGGGGTGATGCGCTTTCTTGCCAAGGCCGGAGAGAAGGGCGAGGGCGGGGCGCGTCCGCAACCCAAGGCGAGCAAGCCCGCGCCCGAACCCGAAGCTCTCTCAGATGAGATACCCTTCTGATGCAGATCGGGCAGATGATCCGTTCGTTACGGGAGAGGCAATGCCTCTCCCAATACGACCTCGCCTACCTTGCCAAAGTCTCGCGCGTCCAGATCAACGGCATCGAGCAGGGCAGGGTGTTCCCCCGTATCGACACCATTCACAAGCTATGCACCGCACTCAACGTGGAGATCACCTTCAATGAACTCTCTAATCCAAAAGGTCGTGGATCAGCTGATCGAGGAAATCGAAACTGGAACAGGCCAATGGCAAAAGTCTTGGACCTCAGCTGGCGGTCTGCCATCGAACGCAGTGACCAAGAATAACTATCAAGGCATGAACGTCCTGTTCTTATGGGTGTCCCAGATGACCAAGGGTTATGGCTCATCCCAGTGGGCAACACTCAAGCAGTGGCACGCAGCTGGCTACCGCATCAAGGACGATCAAGTCAGAACCAACACGCCGATCATCTTCTACAAGATGAACGTCTCAGAAAAGAACGGAGAGACTACCACCTATCCCATCATGCGCTGCTCATGGTTGTTCAACGCCGATCAGGTCGAAGGCTTTGAAAAGCCCGAGCCCAAGATCAGAACACCAGACGAGCGGCATGTGATGGCAATGGATTGGCTAGCCCAGACCGGGATTGAATTAGGGCAGGGCGAGCCCGCTTTCTCGCCGCTGGCTGACAAGGTGTACATGCCCGATGCTTCAAGCTTCAAGACGCTTGATGATTACTGGACGACCCTGTTTCATGAGGCTGTCCATTGGACAGGTCACGGCTCGCGCCTCAAGCGGGAGATGAAGATGCTGTCCCAGGATCGGGAAGCCTATGCATTAGAGGAACTGGTTGCCGAGATCGGCGCGTCCTTCCTTGATGCACACTTCGGGATCACATCGACCACGCTCGAGAAGGATCACGGAGCTTACCTTCGCCATTGGCTCAAGCACATGCCCGACAAGCGGCGTGCCATCTACCGTGCCTCAACCATGGCAAACAAAGCATTCCAGTTTCTCAACCCCGCCCAAACACAGGAGCTCGCAGAGGCAGCATGACCAGACAGAAATTGCAGGGCCAGCAATTAAGAACAGTGCTGCCCACAGTTCAGATACTCATTCCACTATACCACATCGATGACTTGCCGCAGATCGCACGAAGGCTGCGCGAACTAGCCGATCATCTCATTATCATCCAGAACGCTGAACATCTGCGAGAAGCACAGAAGTTCTCCGATGCCTACGCAGCTGTTCGCAATACAAATCAAACAATCAAAAGGGAGTGTCCAAAATGACTGCGCTTACCATGATCAAGCTGAGCCAGCTGATTCCTGATGCCGCTATCAATACCCGTGTTACCGCACGCAGTGCTGAGATCGAAGCACTGGCAGACAACATCCGCAATGTCGGACTGCTGCTGCCGCTCTCGGTTCGCAAGTCAGACAAAGGCTACGCCATCATTGATGGGCATCGGCGTCATGCTGCATTGCTGCTAGTGCACACGGATACGGACATCGAAGTTCCGGCACTGGTGCAGGATGTTGGTAATGCTTTAGCCCACACCATGTCTCTCTCAGCCAACATCATGCGCGTGCCGTTGCATCCGGTCGACCAGTACCGTGCGTTTGCACGGCTGGTAGATGAGGGTGCGACTGTTGATGATGTGGCCCGAACCTTTGGTGTCACAGTCAAGATGGTCAAGCAGCGCATGGCGCTCGGGGATGTGATCAGCCCGGTCATGGATGCCTATCTTGATGAGCAGATTGACCTTGAGATTGTGCGCCTGTTTGCCGCCGAGCCAAGGAAGAAGCAGCTCGCTCTCTGGGATCAGATCAAGGATGACGGGATGCATCGCTGGCAGATCAACCAGCTGTTCCGCGACACGCACTATAGCAAGAATGATCCCATTGTTAAGTTTGTAGGCCGTGATCTTTATGTCAATTCAGGCGGCGAGATCATCGAAGACCTGTTCGGTGAGGACGGGGAACGCTGGACAGATGTGGCTCTAGCCCAGCGCCTTGCCACTGAACGCATCGGTGAGATGAAGCAGATGCTTCTCGACACTGGCTGGCAGTTTGTTGACATAGAAGACAAGGACAGCTTGTCGCGCTGGCAGTATCAGCACCTCAAGGGTGAGCCTGTTTATGAGAGCGCGGAACACCAAGCCCGGATCATCGAGATCACGGCCAAGCTCGACAATGAAGACCTTGAGCGCGAAGCATTTAATGAACTCGAGCGAGAACTAGAAGAACTTGATGACCGGATTACTTACACCTTCACGCCCGACATCAAGGCCCGCAGCGGCGTCTTTATCACCAATGACTATGAGATAATCTATGGCATGGTGGCTCCGAGCCGTCAGGTAAAAGACAAGGAGAAGGCAGATAAGAAAGAGGCAAAGGATGAGGATATTAGCCAAGCCCTAATGGCAGACATCAAGGGCGTGCTAACTGAATCAGTCCAGTTCCAGCTTGCCCGCTCCGATAGCCCGCTGACCCTGCCGCTGCTGCTGCTCACCATGATCTCGGAGTTCGAGGGCAGCTATTCGCCAACGCTCTCGCTGTCTTCAAACCTCCGGCATAAGCGTGAGCAAAGCCTGCTCGACCAGACAATCCGCGATGAGCTCGACAAAGCCTTGCTGCCAGAAGGAAGCATGATCGAAAAGCTCCGGCTTCTGTCGCACCCTGATTGGGAGCCCCATGTCCTGCGCCTCCTAAAGCTGATGACTGCACGCATGCTCATGACCATCGACAATACCGACCCGCTGCTCAGGCTGTTGGTTGATGATCTGGGGGTAGTGCCAGGGCTTTACAAGCTGTTCGATCTCGAGCGGCAGTCTCACTTTGAGCGCATCCCAACCAAGATGATCGAGGCCGCGCTCAAGAAGTCTGAGACACCAATCCCTAAGAAGTTCACCAAGAAAGCGCTGGCAACACTGGCGACCGAGAAGACACGCAATGCCTTTTGGTTGCCTGATCTGCTTATCTACAAGGAGCCGAAGGTCAAGCCGAAGAAGAAGGCTGCATGATCCGCGTCCCGCTCATTGCAGTAGATGGGTTTCTCGGCGCCATGATCGGCGTCGTGACTGCCCATCTCTTGATCTTAGGGATTGAGTGGGCGTTCAGCGTGCCGCAGCCGACCTATGTGGAGTTCCTCAAGTCGTGCGTCACGGACTACAAGCTCGAGTTTTGCAATGTCTTATGGGCTTCGACCAATCCATGACCAGCACCCATATCATCCGCCGCAACCGAATGATTCTGGCTGCTGCCAAGGAGGGCCATTGCTATCGGGAGCTTGCCCGAACCTACGGCTTGAGCCCGCCAATGATCTCTGTGATTTGCACGCAGGCTGGCTTCCGCAAGAAGCGGGCATGGAATGACGTGCAGAAGCAGAAGATCAGGGGCATTGCTCGGAGGCATCGGAAGACACACAACATCTAGTTTGCATCCGTGCAGTAGTAAAGACTGCATTACTATTGCACGCATGCAGTTAAACGACCCGCGTAAACCATTGAAATTACAGGGGGAAAAAACGAGTGGAACCCATGCTGCATTTGAATACTGCACGGGTTCCATTCGCATAATATATATTGTGAAGCAAAGAAACCTTTGCCACCAGATATTGTTACTTCTTTTTATTGAGGATTCCCAACACGATACCGGCAATCGTAACAGCTGCACCGGTGATTTGCGTCCACTGATCTGAGCTGACGTAACCAGAAACGATAAGAGAACCGCCAGCCGTAGTCATAAGGTGGCGGACAACAGACCCTAGCACAGCCGGGGTTAAGAACATACTAAGCATGTGAGCTCCTTTGGCAAGTTAAGCGAAGTCGTTCTCGACTGCCCATGCCTTCGCCTCGAAACAGGGGCAGGCTTTGGCAACCCCCGGAAAGTCCCGGTGGCCGACAATCTTGGCCTTGGGATATTTCTCCCGCAGCGTGGTGACGAGCGCCTTGAGCGAAGCCCACTGCGCCTTGGTGAAGTTGTCCTCGGGGTTCCATTTGAACTCATCAATGCCGCCGACAAGGCAGACGCCCACGCTCACGGAATTGTAGCCCTGCACGTGTGCTCCGATTTCCTCGACCGGACGGCCACGCTCGATGTTCCCGCCACGCCGAATCACGAAGTGATAGCCAATGTCTGTCCAGCCCTTCGAGCGGTGCCAGGCGCGGATCTCCTTGACCCCGATGTCCTGAATGGGGCGGGTTGCGCTGCAATGCAGCACGATGAACTGGGTGGACTTGCGGGCCATCAGTCCTCTTTCTTGGAGATAGGGAGCTTGCCTTGCCGGAGCCGCTTGCCGTGAACCTCGATGCCACGAAGCAGCTCGTCGGAGATGTAGGCCGCAGCGGCAGCAGCCGAGCTGGTGATCCACGGGCCAAGCTGGAAGTATTCGCTGCACATGCCGCCGACCAATGTGCCAACCGTGATTGCGGTGAACGCCCCGCCAACTGCCTGCCAAAGCGTAGGGGGAGGGGAGCGCATCATCTTGAACGCCATGCCGATAACGGAGCCAACGCCAGATGCCGCGAGCGCATTGAGAAACTCGATCGTGAAGGGACTGTTCGGCATTGTTGCATGGCTCCATTCTCCTCCTTGCTATTCATGAAATAGCCCGAAGGGTCGGAAGCCAAAACGCACCAATTCAGGCAGGCTCTTGCGGAGGCTCAGGAGGGCGCTGGAAGGCCGTTCCGTCATAGAGCCAGCCAATGCCAGCCTCCTCGGTTTCGACCACCTGCGCCCCTTCTGGCGGACTCCAGCTGGTCATCCCGTCCCATGCCACCACGTTGATGACGATGCCGCTCTCGACCACTGCGTAAGTTTTCATGATGTCACCCATAAACATAAACGACACAGCGGCCATCGCCGCCCTTGCCTACGTTAGCGTTGTTCGTACCGCCCGAACCGCCACCGGGCTGCGTTGCAGCAGAAGAAGCTGTGGTTCCTGTTGTCCCAGCAGAACCAGCGCCACCATACGTGGTGGTTCCTGCCACACCACCGCCAGTGCTGCCGCCTCCCCCGCCGCCGCTACCGCCCCATACTGTGGCTCCACCGTCACGGCCACCACCAGATTTAGCACGGCCACCGCCACTGCCGCCAAATGTTGCGCTACGTCCCGGTTCAGCAAAAGCTACCCCCCCAGCGCCTCCGGCCCCATTTTTTGAATTAGCGAGTGCCCCGGTGTTCAAAACATAACCGTAAGGCAGCGAAGGGCTTCCCGAATTATCGATATACACACCGTCAGAAATAAGAAGCGCTGCAAGTATGTCATCGGCTGCAAGCCCCCCACTAGTTCCGCTTGCCGAAGAAAATGATCCGCCACCGCCGCCGCCTTCGCCCTCAGTGTTAGTCCCTGTGCCACCAGCGCCACCTCCGGCCTGAGCAAGACTTCCAAATGTTGTCGTCCCGCCATTGTTGCCATTGCCCGCAACAGTGACAGCAGCACCACCCGCCCCGACAGTGACCGATACCGTACTTGAAAGAGGAGCCAAGCTAAGCACGACTTCAGAAAAACCGCCGCCACCACCGCCGCCACCACGGTTGGTATTGTTGCCACGACCGCCTGAACCGCCTCCGCCCCAGCAACGAACAAGGGCAAACCGACCAGCGGCAGGCTTATTCCAAGTGCCGGAGGAATTGAATGTTTGGGTGTCAAGCAGCGCAAGAGTCGGAGTTGGTTGGTTTCCAATGTAAAGCATTAGGTAATCTCCAGAAGGCTGAGAATGGCGTCAACAGAAGATGCCGCGCTTGAATCAATACGAATGGAGTCGCCAGCGGCGAGAACAACTTTCTGTCCACCGCCAATGGGGAACACCGAAGCGCCAGGTGCAATCGGCACATTTCTTAAGATAAAGAAATCAGTCGTGCCATTGTACAGCGCGACATCAACAGTGACCTGATTTGCAGAGGTGTTGGCAACGCTCAAGCCAATGGCCGTTGCTGTTGTCCCGCTTGGCACTGTGTAAGAACCTACCGCCGTAGGAGTGGTGCCGATGCCGCTCGATGTTTTTCGTGTGAAGGTGCTTGCCATTTGTTACCCCAATGCCAGAGAGAATGCGATTGCCTCGTCAACAGTAACCCCGCCACCGCCGCCTCCAGTGGATGCAATGGTCAAGGTGTTTGCCGCGTCGTTGTAAGTCAGCGTGATGTTGCTGCCAGCCACCAGCAGTGAGGCTACTTCGTCATCAACAGCTTCGCTGAAGTTCGAGATGTTTGAAGACATGAGGCTGGAGAATACCGGCGCAGAAGCCGAGCCCTGCGAAACGAGAACCTCACCAGAAGTGCCAAGACTGCTTGTCCGCCATTGAGTTGCAGATTGAGCCTCAAACTCCAGTGAATAGCCGACCGGAATGGTAACACCCGCGTTGGCGGCAAGACCGTTAATCGCTGTGCCGGAGAGCGGGTAAACAACGATTGGATTTGTGCCAAGGTTGAAGACGGTCGTTCTCTTGCCCGCAGCGGCAGTGTTGAGCGTCACGCCAGAGGGATTGTTCGCCGTGGTTGTTACAACAGCAATCTCAGTGGATGAGCCAATAGCGCCTTGGTTTTGAGCGTTTGTGCCAGCCGTAATCGTTTCCAGAGTGTAGCGGGCGTTGTTGATTGTTGCGCCAAACAAGGCTGGGTTTGTTGAGTAGACAAGACCGCCAGTACCAGTTCGGCTAGTCGCTCCATTGAAGACTTGAACCCACGAGCCAGTGGTAGTGCCAGTGAGTGCAATGCACACAAAGCGGCCAGTCATCCCGCCAGTTAGTGTATTTCCAAAGTTGTTAGCGCCCGATGATTGAATAGTGACAGTGCCTGATGATGCGTTGGTGATTGTGTATGACCAGCCAAGCTGAAGGGTTGTCACATCAGGCAGTCGAATTGTTTGCGCCAATGTTCCGGTGAGAACAATGTTTCGGGGGCTGGCATTGTCCAGTGTAGTAGTGCCAGCAGCCGTTGTGATAGCCAAGTAGCCATCAAGCGCGTTTGCCGCAGCCGAGGCCGAGGATTGCCCGGTGCCGCCATCAGCAATGGCAAGATCGGTGATACCGGAAACCGAGCCGCCCGTGATCGACACGCTGTTTGCCGCTTGTGTGGCAATCGACCCCAAGCCCAGCGTAGTGCGCTGAGCCGCCGCATCGGCGTCATCGAGCAACGCCTTGCCCGCCGTGGTAATGTCACCGCCGAGCTTGGAGGTGCCGACAGCGCCAGCATCAATCGTCCAGGTCGCGCCAGATGCCGACACCGTGATGTCGCCCTTGTCGCCATCCGAGATCGAGCCACCGCCACCGCCTCCGCTCGAGGCAATCGTCAAAGTGTTGGCCGCATCATTGTAAGTCAGCGTGATGTTGCTGCCAGCGACAAGAAGTGAAGCCACCTCATCATCGACGGCCTCGCTGAAATCCGTGATCGAAGATGCGGTGTGCGTGTGAGAGCTTGCCGCCTTGCCATCAAGGGCAGTCTGCAAACCTGTCGTGTCGCTGATCGCGTGGGTGTGGCTTGTGCTTGCCTTGCCATCGAGAGCCGTTTGCAGCCCCGTGACATTTGAGATCGCGTGAGTATGAGAGCTCGCCGCCTTGCCATCGAGCGCAGTCTGAAGCCCAGTTACATCACTGATGGCATGGCTGTGAGAAGCCGCAGCCTTGCCATCAAGCGAGGTTTGCAAGTTGGTTACATCGCTGATGGCGTGGCTGTGCGAAGAAGCAGCCTTGCCAGCAAGCAAGGTGTTGACTTCTGTCTCGGTGTAATAACGGTCGTCGTGGGTGTGGCCCGTGTTGGACTTGCCAGCCAGAAGCGTGTCCGTTTCCGTCTCAGTGTAATAGCGGTCATCGTGATTGTGAGTACCGGACGCCTTGGCATCAAGGGCAGTTTGCAGCCCGGTCACATCAGAAATCTCATGGTCATGCACAGATGCAGCTTTGCCGTCGAGCGAAGTCTGAAGGTTCGTGACATCGCTGATCGCATGGCTGTGCGTAGTCGCAGCCTTTTCGTTCAGGGCCGACTGCAAGCCAGAGACATCGGCAATGAGATGGGTGTGGACAGCTTCCGCCTTGTCATCCAGCGCGTCTTCAAGGCCCGCCACGCCCGAAAGGGAGTGCGTGTGGGCATCCGCCGCCTGAGCAATCGGCTGACCGTTGGCGTCAAACGCCAAGACCTTGGAGGCTCGGCTTGCCTTGGCAGGAAGGTCATTGAGATCCTCGGGCAGGTCGGTCACGCCCATGACAAGCGCGCGACGATCGAGGCGCGTCTCGATGTCCTTGAGCATCATGACATGCTTGTCGAGCTGGGAGTTCAGGCTCTCGATGTCAAAGATGCCGGAAGCCGGGAAGTCGCCCTGGCGCTCCTTGGGAATGTCGCGGACGATCAGGATGTCGTCGTTGAGCGTGGCTCCCGTCACAAGCGTCAGCGTGCCGCCGCCCGTCACGCCAGCCCCGGTCAGCGTGTAGTGGGTCGTGATCGTCTTGAGCGTGCCATTCTGGTAGAGCTTTAGATCAGCATTGGCCGTGAACTCGAACGGCACAGTGAATGCCGTCTGGCCCGAAGTGGCCGTGTACCGCACCCGGTTCGGCGTGTTGTTGATGTCTTGAGCCACTTTTCAGTCTCCTTTCGGCCTTTGTAAACGAGCGTCAATGCAGCCCGAACGCACTATTCGTCCATGCCTCCGGTCGCCGCCGAGACCAGATCGCGGGTGATGCCATTGAGATAGAACAGGGTGGCACCGGGGATCGTGCGCCGGATCAGCTGCGCCCGATTGCTGGTGGACAGCTCCGGGTCGGTCAGCGCGCGGGTGATGTTCGAGATTGCAGCGCCACCCGGCCCCAGCATCCGAGCGTACTTTGCCATCTCGGTGTCGTTGGCAAACTGCGGGTCAAGCCCAAGGGCAGGGCGAAGACCGATGGTCTGCATCGAATAAGTTTCAATTATCTTGTTGATGTCATTGAGGAAATAGCCGCCAACACCCGAGGCTTCATAGGACTCGAGCAGAATGTCCTCGTAGGATTTGTTGCGCCAAGCGTTCTCCGGTGTCTTTAGCCAGACTGAAAAAGCACCCAGCATAAACATGGCAAGCACCCCTGATACAGGAGCCTGATCTCGCCCCTGAAGACCAGACAGAGCAATCTTCTGTGTCGCCGCCAAACCATAATTGCCGAACTTGAAGAACAG